GGGGGGAGATAAAAAGGGAGGGGCGGTTCGGGGCGCCTCGCGCGAGGCGGGAGCTGATTTTATAGTAGTCGGTCGACCGATCTATCAAAGCGACGATCCGCGCGGAATTTGCGAGCGGATTTTGGGTCAAATTTAGCGTCAAAACTTACGTAAAATTTAACTCAAAATAATTTTAAGCAGGATTTTGAAGCGTAAGAAATTTTAATTAAATCATCGCAAAAGCGCGGCCTGAACGACGACCGAGCGCGGCGGCGAGATAAAATTTAGCAGGCTTTGTAGCGCACGCATGAAATTTAAAATTTCATTCAAAGCGGCGAGCTTGACGGAATTTAAAAGAAATTTGAGGTAAATTTGAGCGATTTTAAGAAAATCCCCTATGTCGGCGAGGCGACCGAGGCGGATCTGCACGCACTCGGCTACGAGGATATCGCTTCGCTAAAGGGAGCGGATCCTGAGGAGATGTTTGAACGCACAAAGGCGCTCGGACGCGGCAGCGACAGGTGCATCCTCTACGTTTACCGCATGGTTTGCTACTACGCCAGCACGCCCTGTCCTTACGAAGCCAAGCTAAAATGGTGGCTTTGGAAGGATTAAATTTACAAATTTGACCCGTGGCGAGTCGTTTAAATTTGAGTGGTTTTGCTCGACTATTTTTCTGCGGGAGAGCGGCAGGCGCGAAAATGCAAATTTAAGCAAGATATCAGCGGTATTTAATTATAATGCGATTTCTTTTTTATGGACAGATGGGTGAGTGGCCGAAACCACACCCCTGCTAAGGGTGCAGCTTCTAACCGGGGCTCGAGGGTTCAAATCCCTCTCTGTCCGCCACCACTTCAAGAAACACACAGAAAACCCCTGCAACTTACAGCAAGAAAATTACGATTTTAACGATAATTTAAAGCATTTTTACATAAACTTACGGCAATAAAAAGCAGCTAAAAGAAATTAACAGCGGCGATTTTTTGCTGACTATTTGGCTGACTACACAAGAAAAACAGCCAAAATTTACCGCCGCTAGTCAGCTAAAAGGATGCACAATGCCTAAATTATCGACACAACTCACGATAACCCAAGTTAAAAATTTGAAGCCCAAAGACAAGCCGTATTTTGTAAGCGATAGCGACAACCTATTATTAAAAATAATGCCTAACGGCAGTAAATTTTTTATCTACGAATTCCGAAATAAACTAACGGATAAACGCCAAAGAATTTCGATCGGCAAATTAGGCGATATAAGTCTAGCCGACGCCAGAGAAAAGCGCAACGAGCTAAAAAAGCAACTATTAGACGGCGTGGATATTTCAAAAGACGAAAACGCGACTACTTTGCGGGCGATATATGCCGAATGGATAAAAACAAAAAATAAAATTAACGAAAAACATCTGTTTTGGATAAAAAGGAGATTTGAGCTGTTGCTATTGCCCAAACTAGGCGACGCAGATATTAAGGAGATAAGCAGAAAAGACGTAATAAATACGCTCGCGCCTCTTTTAGAGGAGGAAAAACAAGAAACCGCCAAAAAGGTTTTAGGAATGCTAAACGGCTTTTACAAATTCGCGCTTTTACACGAATACGTAGAGCATAACATTATCGCCGACATCGACAAGCAAACGCTAATCGGCAAGCGCGACGTTAAGCATTATGCTCACTTTACGACCGAGGCGGAGCTAAAAAATCTAATATATGCAATAAAAGGGTATTTTGGAGATAAAAGGATAAGGGTTTGCGCGCTGTTTATGCTTTATACGGCAGTGCGCGGAGAAAATGCGAGGTTTGCCACGTGGAGCGAGATAGATTTTAAAAACAGCCTTTGGAGTATTCCCGCTAGCAAAATGAAAAACAGCAAGGCTCACGAGGTATTTTTAACGGATAGCGTTAAAAAGCTACTGCTAGATTATCGTGCCGGTTCGCCGCTACAAAGTGAATTAGTTTTCCCGTCGGTTAAATCTAGCATCCGCCCCATAAGCGACAATACCGTCCGCTCGATGCTACGAAATTTAGGCTTTAGTAACGAGATGATTACGCCGCACGGTTTTAGGGCTACTTTTAGCACGATTTGCCACGAAAGACAAGACGAGCACGGGCAAAATAGCGACGTTATCGAGCTTTGCCTCGCGCACGTTGAAAAGAATAAAGTGAAAGACGCCTACAATCACGCCAAGAATTTAAAACAGCGCGCGGCGTTAATGCAGTGGTGGAGCGACTTTTTAGATAAGCTTAGCTTTTAAAACGGCTTATCCTTTTAAAAACTGATTGTGCTCTATAAAAAAGCGGTCATTGTCGTTTGCATACGCCATAACCGCGCCTATCTCGCTATAAACGCCGTCCATTTGATGTTGGATTTTGTTTAGTAGCCTTACTATCTCGCTATCTTTGATGTTTTGCTTTTGCTTTAGCTCTTGCGTACGCTTAAAGTAAAAATCCCGCTCGGCTTTGGCGTTATGTAGCTGGGCGCGCAGGTTTTCCTCTTTTTGCTCGTAGCGCTCTATAACCTCCGCGTCGTAAATCTTGCCGCGCTTGGCTAGCTCGGTTTTAAGCTTTACGATAAGGGCGTTATGCTGCGAAATTTGGGATTTGTAGCCGTTGATTTGATCGGCGTGCCGTTTGGTCTGTAAAATTTGCGACGCTTCTAAATCGGCTATCTTGCTAACGTAGGCTTCAAATTTAGACGCATTAAAATGCTTATACAAAACATCGAAGCACTCATTTTTGTATAGAATTAATTTTGCTTTGATTTCGGGCTTTACTTTATTTGGATTGATTGAAAATAGCCAGCCGTTGATTTTTTCGACGGGTATGCATAAAGCAACTTGGGCGCCGCCGTTCGTTTCGATTTTAAAGGATTTCGGACAAAAGCTCTCATCGCCTAAAATCTTTTCATATTGCGTTTTAAAATCTATGCCGATATTCTTGCATAAATTTTTTACGCTAACATATTGACCTTGCTCGTCAAAAACTTGTATAATATCTGCGTTAAAAGAAAAATTTGTAAGTTCCATAATAATCCTTTGAAATGTTTTGTAATTTGCAAATTATTTGATGGAATAATATTGTATTTTACAAAAAAAGTCAAGGCATTTTTATGTATTTTCGTAAAAAAGTAGATTTTTTATTTTGTAATTAACAAAAACAAGGTATGGGGATAAGCCCACACCTATTGTCTGATTGCCCTCCGTATGGCATCTCTTAGCGATTGGTAGTCCGATAGCTCATTTCTCAAGCATTCTATCTCGTACAGCATTTTTATCGAATTGATTACCTGCTGGGTTACTTTACCAGTCGATGAGGCTGACCTTAGGCTACTTTCGGCTACCCCGATTTTTTCGGCTAGAGTTTTAAAAGAGTAGCCTAAAATTTGGCAAGCATTTTTTATGACTTCTTTGCTATCGTCGTCGTCTGGGTCCCAAAATCTATCGACATCCACAAGACTTTCCCTTGCATAAAGCAAGGTTGTAAAGATGTCCCATAAGTCAATATCTATATCAAGAATTTCGTCGCGATATTTTTCTAATACGGACATATTGTCGCTACTTGCCAGCGATAGTTCATTGTTTATTTTTTTAAAAATGCTCATTTTATTTTCCATTATGTTTTTCCTTGCATTTAAATTTCATCCTCTCCGCCAACTCTCTTTGCGTGATGCCTAGTTCGGCGCAGACTTTTTTAACGATGTTTTCGGTCATTGCTCGTCCTTTAACGTCAGGCTAATATCAGCGTTTTTAAGATTTTGCAGGTACTCAAAGCCGTATTTTAGATTGCGCATAACGTTAGCGTACCCGCTCATATCCGCCCATACGGCGTTGCAGTTGGGGCAGGCATTAGCATAAAGCTGTTGGGTGGCAAACGGCACGCTAAAGCTAGCACCGCACTCTTTGCACTTAAAGCTTATGCCTTCGATTCTCTTAACGTCTACGTTTAGTTCATCGCTCATCGTTTCTCCTTTAAATTTACGCGATTATATCAAAATAAGCCTTAGACGGCTTGTCCTGATTTGTAGGCGCGGATAGATTTTAGCGAGTAGTAGATTACCCGCGAATTGACTTTATTTGCTACGATCACGCCTTGCTTTACCTTATCGTAAAGCGAGCGCGCAGATATTCCTAGCTCTTTTAGGGCTTCATCTTTAGTTATGAATTTATCGCTCATCTCTATTCCTTGACTTGATTTATCGTAACGACTACGCGGTTAAGCTTGCCTTCGTCTAGTTTTTCTATCTCGTGCGTTATCCACGAGATTTTAGCGCGGCGCTTCGTTTCGGCTTGCGCGATCTCGTTGTGCTTCTTGCAATAGTTATAAAGCCGCGCAAAGGCGGCCTGCCATTTAGTTTTCGCCATTTTGCCCCTCCAGCTCGTCAGCCACTAGCGTCGCATATCCTGCAATATCGCGCCAGTGATCGACGAAATTCGGATCGCCTGCGACTACGCGGGCTATTTTGTGGCAAATCATCTCTAGGGCTTCTTGTTGAGTGCGCGAAAAATCCATCTGCCAATCTGCGCTCTGTTCGCGCAACGTGAGCTTTAGGTGCTGTGATATTTTTGCGTGGCTTTTGAAGTCGCCGTGCGTTTTCCCGCGCTCGGCTAATATTTCGTCAATATTCATTTGTTGTCCTTAAAAACTATTTCTTTACCCTTGATCACTAACTGTTTCACGCTATCGTCATTTATCTCTTCCATACAGCTTTCGCACAAGTGGCGAAGTGCCATCTCAACAAATGTACCGTACTTTTTAAAGAATTCTTTTGTGTCTTTGGATAGAGGATAAATGCGCGCTTGCGTCTCGTCTAGGTCACAAAGGTCGCAATAATATGTCACATGTTCTCCCATCATTTCCCTCCGCAACTGCACGTAACAGGTTTGCCGTCTGCGTCCAAAAATTGAGTTATCCCGCCTGCTTTATATCCCGAATAAACTATAAATTTGAGCCCCTCGATGCAAACCGTTTTTATGTCGTGAGTTTTCTCTGTAAGCTTGCAAATTTCAGTTTTTGGTATGTCCGTCGCCTCGCAACCTGCAAATAAAAATGCTAGCAAAATCAGTAGTTTTTTCATTTCTCGTCCTTTAAATACGCAACCGTCGCAATAACGGCAAGCTGAATAATGCCCAGCAAGGCTAGCGTGTGTATCACTCGCCAAAAAATAAACCCTTCGAATATATATATCAATGCAAGAAAGAAAGCCAAGCTTAAATTTATTAGGTTGCAACCAATAACAAACAAACCGTATGCTGTAGGACAACCCCCCAAGCTCGGGTACGCACGATACATTTTTATTAAAAAATCTTTCATTTTTCATCCTTTGTCCTAAAGCCCAGCGCGTAAAGCGGGGCAATATCTACGCTATCGCCTACGAACGCCCGCGCCTGTGCTCTCGTCATCCTTGTTTGGCTTATATGCCAGCCGTCGGACATCTTGAATTCCCAATACCAAAGCACATCATCGACTTTCCAAAAAACAAAAGAGTTAGTGCATCCAGGATCGCCGTAAGCGTGAATGTCCTTCAATGCTAGCGTGTCAGCTTCGTTCCGCCTAAAAACAGCGCTATCGCCCGTTTTAAATTCACTCTCTTTGGGTGTAACGCGATATTCAAAACTATTCCAATCCCAAAGCGGGCATTTTATCTCGCTCCAATCGTCCCTGCCTTTGATGCTTACCTCTATCGCCTCGCCTCTAGCGTAGGCTTGCATTACCGCTATTATTTCGTTAGTATTCATCGTCTTATCCTTTCTATTATCTCTTTGATTTCTTTTATCTCGTCTATCCAAGCCTTGTAAGGCTGTCTGCTCGATCCGTGCGCCAAATCTATCTTTAGCTTTAGCGCGTCCAGCCGTTTTTCAAGCGTGGCTAGCTCCTCGATGATGGCTCGCAAATCGTCTATGTCATCGCGGCTAAACTGTTTCATTTAAGGCTTGCCTAAACCTATCTACAATGTTCTTAAAAAGCCGCACAGGATGTTTTAAGGCGTCGATAGGCATAAAAATAATCGCCAAAGGTAGCATTATAAAAAAACAAAAAATAAAGCAGACCGCGATCCATAAACCCATTAAAATACTATTTAATACTGCTTCTCGTAATTTGAGAAATTTAGCTTTCATTGTTTACCCTTTCAGATATTCTCGATATAAAAATACGCTAGGCGTTGGCTATCCTCCGCCTCTCGTGGGCTCGCATAGCATCTATTTTTGCCATCATTTTTTAATCCTTACTACAAAGTTTCTTTAATACTTTCTGATATGCGCGCGTACGGGATATAACCGAGTTTATCAATCGCCAAATATACTCTTGTTGCCAGCACTATAAGAACGCTGTCATTTATCCCGTATTTTATCGCATCCTCAATTATGGACGTAATTACAACGCCTGAGCAAGCATTCCAAGCAAGAGGAGGTTTTTCTATTGCGCTTATCACAAATACGGCAATACGACAAAGAATACATGCGCGCTCACTATCGTTTTGTGCCCTAGAGTATTTTGCCACTTCTTCACATATGTTCCCTACTAGCCTCGCGCGTTGGATTTCTGTGCTTAGTTTTTGTTCTTGCTTTTGCTCTTGTATCAGTTTGTAAATTTCGTTTAGTTGTTTTTGCATATTAACTCCTTATAGATTGCCGACCCGTTTGATTATGGTGCGCAATCTTGTATCTTTCGTCGTCATTGCGGTAGCTTCTAGCCCTTTTTGAGCTAGCTCCTTAACCCCCAGCAAAAGCTCTACCGCGCTAGGTGGCAGCGGCTCTTTTTTACGTCGCTTCTTTTGCGTAGGTTCTTGCGTAGGTTTGCTAGGCGGTAGGCTTGCCCAATACTCGTCAAGCTTTCGCCCATAGTATTCTAGGGCTTCTTGCTCGCTTAGCCTGACGTGTGCCGGCATCGGGTCGCTAACCCAGACGCCGTTTTGCATACGCATAGTCGATTTTTGCGCCATTACTGCTTCGCCGTAGGTCATTTCCCTTTCCTCGCTACGTCCTCGCTATTGTCTATCCAGTGGATGCTTGGCGCGCCTTTGTGCCTAGTATCGAAAATATACCAAGCATACACCATCATCCCCGTTTCGTATTTGCCGTCCGGGCGTATTTCGGCGGATAACAACGGGTAGCGAGCGAATACGTAGATTTTTTCTAAAATTTCGCGCGAATAAATCTCGTCTAGTCGCTCTTTGCCGTGCAGATAATTAAGCGGCAGCAAAAGCGCAAATCTAGGCGCGACTTCGCGAGCCTTAAGGATAAACTCTTTGGCTAGGCTAAAGGG